CTACTATGTATGGTGATCGTGCTAAATTCATTTGGCTAATCGTTTAAAGTTTTCATCAGTTATTGTGTTAAATAGGTTTACCATATCAAGCGCATACTTTTCAGTAAGTTCTTTAGGCAACCTTTTATAGTATTTTTCAAAAGGCTTTGTAAAAAATAGTGTAGGTTTTAAACCTCTATTGTAAATATTGCCAGCTACTATATAGCCAATAGTTTTATAGTTGCCTTTTGTAAATCTACCTTTTTCGTCACGTAGTCGTAGGTTTTTTCGTTGCGCCCACTTTGCTATGTTTGACGCAAATTGTTTAAAGGTACTTTTGCTTTTACCACTACCAAACTTGTACGGACTGTTAGGTGCTTGTTGACCTTTTATTTTTGCGTTCTTACTAACCTTACTTGGATTCTTACCTTTAACTCCTAAATCTTGGTAAAAACCATATTCGTCCATTTCAAAACTTATTTGAATACTATTCTTACTTTCTTTTACGTAACCTTTAAGACTATTGGCAAGACCTTTAGTGTCTTTAGGCATACCTTTTTTTGCTTCACGTATTACGTTAGCCTTAAATTCGTCTAATATTTCTTGTACGTTTTCTAACATATAGTCATATCGTTAGGAATAAGAATATCTACAGTCATAGTAAAGCCAGCTAACTTATTTTCAAATCGTTCAGTAAAAGGTTCGCAACTTGGTGAACCGTCTACTTGAAATTTATCGGTGTATAGTGTGCCACGTCTTAACAATTCATAACACCTGTTAAGAACGGCTAACATAGTGTTAAGTACATACAATTCGTTATCGTTGCCGTCAAAGTTATTCGTGTTTGCGTCCTTACTTATATCGGTTATGTCCATAGCTAAAATACTTATGTTGTATCTTATTACGTTTTCTTCAAAAGTTGCCGTGTTTACGATCAAATGAACTAACGGAAATATTGTTTGCTTGTTAAGGTCTACTTCAAAAATGTCACCTTGTGTAACGGTGTTTATAATTGCATCGTTTTCAAAGTGTTGTTTAAGTTTGTCTATAATATCAAAATAATTCATCGTTTCATTTGTCTTTTAAGTTCGCGGTTTTCGATTTCCGTTTTTTGCTTTTCGAAGGTAAGATAGGTAAGACATTGAGTAAGTCGTAATTTGGTGACTGTATCAAACTTGGTGATATCTCCTGAAGCGCATTTATAGATGCTTGAATACCAGCCCCACCGTTTTCCGAATTGACTTCGTTCTGAGTATTCAGAGAACGCGTCATCTTCGTCACTTCGTTCTGTAAATAGTTCATCGTAAGACTTAACAATTCGCTGCCTAAACTCCAAAAAAAAACAGATGCACTTATAGCTACATCTAAAGGTGCAAACTTCATTAGTTCTTGCATATCTTCATTAGGTTCATAGTCTACTATTGTGTATTTGTCTCCGTGTTTTTCTTTGATAGGTCTAAACATTACCGCCATAGCCTTGTGATAAGTAGACCAGTTTTGAAAGTGGTGTTCTAAATCAACGTATTCTCCGAAGCTTATATTTTGAAAATCTGGTATAAAACCGAATTCAATATTTTTAATTTTAAACTGTCGTACAAGTTGTGGCTTTTCACTAAAGACATCAGTAAAGTGCTTTATTAAGCCGTTTAGTTCTTTAACTTTTATTTGCATTACTTCTTTTAGTTCAATACCACAGAATATTTGAATCATTTTGTTAGCAATAAATTCTTCATCGTTGCTTTGTTCTTTCATTTCTATGAACTTTTGATACCTGGATAAAGGTATTTCTGAAAGTGAAGTAGGAAGTAATATGTCAAGCTTCATAATTATATAACTTATTTTTCGTGTTTTTGTAGTTTACGTATTAAATAAATCTTGTGTGTTACTTAATCTTTGTTTTATTATTTTGCAATACTCTTTGCTCATTTCGCTTCCAATATATTTCCTATTGTTTAGCATAGCCATTTTTGCAGTTGTTCCACTTCCCATAAAACAATCATATATTAGATCATTTTCATTAGACCAACTAATAATATGGTCGTTTGCTAATTGTTCAGGAAATGTTGCTGGGTGTTTAGAATGTAAACCTCTACTTTGATTGTAAATAAGCCAATAATTCCACCTAATACCAAACTCTTTTATTGCATTACCAGCGCCACTTCTTTTTTTTCTTATTGTTCCGTCTTTTTTTCTTTCACCAGAATTATCAACAAATCTACCAAATGCTTTATTTTTTTTATCCGATATTAAATTTATGCTTTTCGGTTTACCTTTACTAAACACAAACATATATTCAAAAGCATTATAATACCTATTTTTATCTGGAAATGCTAATTGTTCTTTTGTCCATATCATTGTGTCGTGTAGATTAAAGCCACATTCTTTAAAAAATAACGCTTGTTTAAAACTTGTTCCTGTTTCACTTCCTTTTATTGTTGCATCACTAACAATCCAAACAAGCACACCACCTTTTTTAGTTACTCTATACAATTCTTTTGCTATACTTTCAAAATCAAAACTATAACCATTGTAGTCTCTTAAATTGTCATAAGGTGGACTTGTTACTGTTAAGTCAATAAATTCGTCTTTCATTCTTGCCATTGTTTCAAGGCAATTTTCATTGTATATTTTATTTGTTTTTATCATAATATATTGTAGCTTCCATAATTCTTATTCATACCTAACGTTTCCATTTCGTGATAACGTACCGCGTCAATCGCGTGGTTAAAGTTGTCTATTGGTTTGTTTAGTCGTTTACCTGTTTTGTCTGTGTCCCAACAATATGAACGAAGTTCTTTAATTAGGTTTGTACTTTGTGAAGTCACTAAATAGTTTTCACGTTGCATTACGTCAATACCGTAGTTAATACTATCACGACCTTTTGTTACGCCTTTTATTGTTATGCCGAATCTACTGATATCGGCAATCGACTTGGGTTCAGCACTATCGGCGTAAACAGGTACGTCACGCGGTAGTATTTTGGCTATGTCACTATTTAATAAACCTGTTTGGTAAGTTACTTCGTTTAGTATTCGTGTTTCGTTCATTTTGTAGACTTCGATAATTGACGTTGGATCATTTGTATAACCAAAATCAACACCTATACCAATAAGTCTTGCTTCGTTTGGTATTGTGTCTATTGGCTTCCAGTTACTAAATACTACACCTTCAAGTTGTCCCATTTCACCGTCTACATATACACGAACCCAATTGCGCCAGTAGTTACTTGTTTCGGCTTTCTTTATGTTCTTTTCTATTTGGTCTATTATACCTTTGTCAAGTGCTTCGTTGTCTTTGTAAGTAAGTATTATTTTTTCTGCGTCTTCTTGACCTTCAAGTTCTGTCTGTACCCAAAATTCAGCGGTTGGGTTATAGTCTAAAAATACTTCGTCTTTTGTTCTTATAGATAGTTCGTTAAAACTTTCGAAGCTTACACTATTGCACTCATTAATGTATAAGATTGAACGTCTACCACCACGAAGTTTACTTGAATCATCAGCACTAAAAAATTCTATAAAGCTGCCGTTTGCAAATTCGTATTTTAAAAGTGTTTTATTGTATCTTTCGTCTACATACCTATTGATTGACTTCATAATTTTCAGAAAATCTCTAAGCGCACCACGTCTTAAATGTGGTATTGATTCACTTACTACACTTATTTCTGTGTTTGGTGTTTTGGCTGCACGGTCTATTAGAATAGGTAGTATGCCATAAGTCTTACCAGCTGAAGTACCACCTTGGACAATCTTGATTCGTTTTTTTAACGCAAGTATTTTATTTATTGCCGTCGTTCTTTGAAACATCTGGAAACAATGGTTGCTCTATATTCGTTTGTTCTATTTGTTCTTTTAACGCGTTTAGACGTGCAGTAATGCTTGGGTTATACTGTCCTACCATACCGCCTTTTATTTGGTCGTCACGTATTTCTTTACGTATGCGTGTAGAGATAGTACTAAAATCTTCGTAACGCTTGTCTGTATTCTCTAAATAGTGTTTAACTGTAAAGTCAAATTTGTTGTAGCAATATATTTCAAAGCCTTCTATTGTTAGTGGTACTTCTAATGGTTCACCTACCATATCGCCTGTTCTTTGGTTTAGGTGGTATTTAAACCTTGGATTCGTTTTTGTGTAGGTTTTATAAGCTTCAAAAATGTCTTCTAATTGCTTTGGATCTTGTATTTTTTTTGGTCTACCTCTTTGTGCCATTGTCTTTATTGTATTTGTCTTTATAACTTGCAGAACAAACCGCTAAACGCTGGTCTGTTTTATATTCTTTTACCATAGTAGGATTACTCATACATCTTTGCATAAAGTCCTTTCTTGATTCGTCTTTTCGTGGTTTAGGTATTGGCATCTTCGTATGTTTCGTAAACTTTTCTCATTCTATTCATTATATCACGTAAACAACTTGAACAAGTAGTAAATTGCTGACGTGCATTAAACACACGGTTGTATATTACTAACATTTCTTTTTGTTCTGTTGGCTTCATAATACTTTTGTCTAACTTAAACCAATTGTCAAGCCATTTGTATTCGTCTTCTTGTAGGCAATCAGCTTTCCACCTTGAAGGAAACAGGTTGTTTAACTTTTCTTTTCTTTCGTCACAACCGCAGTCATCACCAGCTAACCACTTAACCGCTTTCTTAATACCTGTAGCTTCAGTTATTTTTTCTACTACATCACCAAGACCTTCTGCTTTTTGTGACTTCTTCCAGTCTTTATATTCTTTAGATCGTTTGTCTAAACTATTATAGTAATCTACGTCTTTTTCCATAATCATTTTATTAGTTCGTATTCTTCGTTTTTATAATCTTCGTAGTCTTCACCTACTTTGTTTCTTATTTGTTTTTTACAATACTTTATGGTTTGGTATATTGAACTTACGCTTATTCGTGTTTCTGCCGAAATATCGCGCATAGACTTACCTGAATCTCTATAAAGTTCATACATCATCTTATCGTACCAATGCCAAGATTCAGTTTCTTCTTCTATTTTTTCTATGATTGCACTATAAGCTTCGTGTTCGCTAATGTAGTCATAAGTGACACCAATAGGTTTTATTTCTTCTATGTCCACTTTTTCTATTTTGTTTCTTTCTTTTTGTAAGTCGTAATATAAACAACGAAGTGTTAAAAAAATGTAGCTTTTATTTATTTGTCCGTTTTTACGTAGAACCTTATCTGCGTCTGCATACTTGCTTAATTTGATATACATCTCCTGTACAATGTCTTCAGCTAAAAATTCTTCGCCAAAACTTTTGACCATTCTTAAATAGTCTTCGTGTAGTTCGGCAACTTTTTTAAGCCAGTTCATTGATTAGATTCTAAACAAATGTAATGATTATTTTCTAATATGTATAGACGTGGTTTTAAACAAATAGTTGTGAATAAAAAAAAGCGCACATTTCTGTACGCTTCTTTTACAAATTAACCGCTACTTAAAAAGGTAGATCATCAGAACTTGTTTTTTGTTTTATAGGTTCGTCACCACCAGCTTCTACTTCAGCTTGGTAAGGTTTACTAAAGGCTGCACTAAAATACTTTACACCGTTTTTACTTTCGTTTAGCCAAAGTGCTACTTCTTTTTCTACACCGTCAATAAGTGCTTTACCTTTGTAGTCAGGTTGTGAATCCGTCTTTTTGTAGTTGTTTTTAAAGATTGCACCTGTGTTATTCTTCTGTTCCATAATTAATTGTTTTACTTAATATATATGCGCTTAACGTCTTTCGTGTGCGCCTTGCTTTTAATTTTAAAAGTTCTT